GTTGATGTCCGAAAGGAGAAGGACAAAGCGCAAGGCATAAAACCTTTGCCAGAAGCGTGGAGCGCGGATGGCCTTTGCCCAATCAAGATTGACGCGCCCAATGAAGAACACCGCACCGAAAACCTGACGCTGTTTATGGTGGAATGGCTGGCGGGCTATGGCAACGTGAAGCCTGAAATCATCTCTTTGGACACACTCAAAAACGAGTGGGTGTTGAACGATTACATGGGCCATGATTGGGAAACCATCCTCACCGAATTAGTCTGTGGTGAAACGCATGACTGTAAAGTGATGGCCGAGCACATTCGATTCACTAAAATCAAAAACGCACAATAAAATATCATATCATTATGAAAGGTTATCAAACTACAGCAGCACAAGCCGAAGCCGAGTGGCTAATCGAATACTATAGTGGAGCCATTGGCTTGACTATAAACAGCGTGTCCGTTTCGGAAGATGGATTCCCGCAACTTATTTGCACGGATAAAAACAAAAACAAATTCACACTAGAGGTGAGCTGCGACGAGGAAGGGAATCGGCGCGGCTTCCTCTTTGGCTTACCTAATCCAGAGTAAACTCATCCAATTACATATCATTATGAAAGTTAAAAACCTAGAATACATCCTAAGCCAATGCCAACCAGACGCCAACGTGGTGTTGTCGGTTGAGTTCAACAAAAACGAAATGACCGAACGCATGGCACAAGGTGAAACTCATATCATGGGAGACTGCCATCTCACCACGGATGATAATGGCGACTATGTAATCCTCACCGCTACCACAGCGCACGAAGACAACACCGAAACGCCGTGGCCGTTCGCTAACATCTCGCCAGAAGTCGCAACCTATGCAGACAGTAAGGGACTCGGCTACATTGGCACGGGAGGCGGCTTTGACTATGTCATCAAAACCTTCGGCCCAGAATGCCCAGCGACGCACACGGGACAAGCTTTAGAGCTGGTCTTAGGCAACGCTAACGACGGCTGCAATCCCACCTCGTTGGATGGCGTGGCCACGGTTTCGCTCTACTACAAGAACGAAGGATGGTGGGCGGAGACTGCCGACGATTACGAGTATGGCATCATTGATTTCGAGACCACACGCGAAGCCATTGACTTCATGGCTGGTGTTAGCGAAGCCATCGCTCTTGGTTTCTTAGGAGACAATGACTAACTAGTCATCACAAACGCCGCCCATTGCAGATGATTGTAGTGGGCGGAATTGTGCTGATGAGCAGCGCACATACACAACACACACACAACACACATGAAAATACTCGGAATAGACAACAACGCAAAAACCGTGAAGGGATTGAAAAAGAAAATCACCACCGCCATCATCTACCTTGCGCCAAGCAACGCGAGCGGCGTTATCAACACCTGCACCAGCGCGTCCAAAGGCTGCCGTTCGGCGTGCCTCTTCACTGCTGGCCGTGGGCGCATGAATCCGATTAGGGAGGCGCGTATCAACAAGACAAGGTTTCTAGTTAATGAGGAAGAAACTTTTTTGCGGCAGCTATGGAAGGAAATTGGGAGCCACGAACGGCGAGCGAAAAAGAAAAACCTTCTGCCATGTGTACGCTTGAATGGCACTAGCGATTTACGTTGGGAGGATTACAAGTTGGACGGTGTGAACGTCTTTGACTCCTTCCCTTCGGTGCAGTTCTACGACTACACGAAGCACATCAACCGTGCTGTGGCTTTTGCCAATGGCAAGTTGCCAAAGAACTATCACTTGACCTTTTCCAAAAGCGAAAACACCAGCGACGAACAAGTTGCACAGCTCTTAGGATGGGGCGTCAATGTGGCCGTAGTTTATTGGGATGAATTACCCAGAGAAGACTTCGGCGGCTTCCGTGTTATCAATGGAGATGAGAATGACGCCCGTTTCCGCGATCCGTTGGGCGTGGTTGTTGGTCTGAAATACAAGGCCAGCTCTGGTGAGACTGCGTTGGTTCAAAAGTTTGTTCGCCAGCTAAAACCTTTATTCTAATATGATGAGCATTGACACATTGCTGGCCCTAATTCAATTCGGCACACTGCTGGCCCTATTGATTGTCGGCTAAAGGCAATTAATCTTGCCGCCCTGCGCACCTCGCCTTCGGGCGGGGTTTTTTTATTTCCGGTTTTCTGCTGTTTTCCCTGAAAAACTTTGCCCGAAATTGCCCTGTGACGCACTCGGCTGGGGGTTCGGCAGTCTTTACACAGGGTAAATTGAGTTTCAAAAAAAAATCTTTTTAATGACGACTAATTTCCTGGCCATTGAATCATTTTAAATTGAGTCAATCGGTCATCATTCGACTGCCTAATCATTATCAAATCGGTAATCATCATCCGGTAATTTTTTCCGCTATCGTTAAAGCTGGCCGGGCCATCGAGGCGATGATGACTGTATCGAGGCGGCAGATCCTGGGCCACTGGGCCGAAAAACTTTAACCGTTTCTTTAACCGTTTCTTTAACCGTTTCTTTAACCGTTTCTTTAACCGTAAAAAAAATAAAAAAGTTCTTGTCTATTTCATCCACTAATGTATTCTTTGCCTCAGCGACACGATGAAAGAAGTGAGGGCTTCAATCATAGAGGGAGTGATACTAATCCTAGCGATAGCTACTTGGATCATCTGCATACCTCTCATTGTTCTGGCTCTCCTCTTCGAGCGTTTCGTTTTAGGAAAGACCAACAAAAGCAGCAGAGATGCCTAAGTATGACTTTAGCGATTGGGAACTAGATGGGCCAACGTGTGACCACGGCGGCTACAAGGTTCGGTGCGAGTATCACCACAGCTCACAGCAATGGCTTTGCCCTAAGTGTGATGCGGAGGAACTCAATAATGACAACAACGACAACAACAACAGTGAGGGAGAAGAATGACTACTGAAAGAGAAACCCGCTGGGGTATCCAAATCCAGCGCGACAAGATTGGGAGATTTGAAATCTGGGAGAGTGTCCCTGTAATCAAGAACGGGATGATCCGTCGAAAGGTAGGAGATACCCTAGAGCTAGACGGGGCTACCTACGAAGTCACCAGAGTAACTGAAAGCGGAGCTGTCGCTAAGGCCGTGTCCAAGCGTAGGGTTGAGTTCACTACCGACGAGGGTGAGCAGTGTACCAAGATGGTCGCAGCCAACAGAGAAGTGCATATCAGCGCATACAGACACAGAGAGGAGAAAACCAAGTGAGCGTTAAACAAAGAGGAAATTCATTTCAAGCGGCTGTCCATTACAAGGGCAAGCGTATTCGTAGACAGTTCCAAAGCAAGCAGGAGGCTGAGGACTTCGTGTACCAAACCAAGGCAGCGTTAGCCAAAGGCAAGCCTGTAGAGTCCATTAGCTCGGCTGGCAACCGGACATGGGGTGACTTATTAGAGGCCACCTACAATCGCTACTGGAAGGACGCGAAAGCCGAGAAAACCCTACGGCTTAACGCAGAGCTGGTGGTTAATTTCTTTGGCTCATCCAATCCACTAGAGGATGTGATGCCTGAGCAGATTGATACCTTTATCATGTCGCTTGAGGACATGGGTAACTCCAACGCCACCATTAACCGGAAGCTGGCAGCTCTGAGCAAGATGCTCCGCTTTGGGCATGAGCGTGGATGGCTTCGGGGTATGCCAAAGATTGAGCGTAAGAAGGAGCCAAAGGGACGCATCCGTTGGCTCACCTACGCTGAGGAGGATGAACTCGTTGCAAAATTCCGCGATCTCGCTCGCAACGATATGGCCGACCTCACCCTTGTGCTGGTGGATACTGGCATGAGGGTGGGGGAGGCTCTTGCCCTCGAATGGAAGGACATTGACAACGGCCTCATCACTATCTGGAAAACGAAGAACGATGAGCCTCGGTCAGTTCCTATGACCAGCCGTGTGCTTGACATTTTACAGTCACGGCAAGCGTTGGGCCTGGAAAGTCCCTTTGCTAACGTAAAGCAATCAGCCTTTAACCATGTCTGGAACTATGTTCGGGGACTGCTCGGTTTCACCAAGGATACCCAATACGTTCCCCACTGCCTACGGCACACTTGTGCATCGCGCATGGTTCAAGCCGGGATTCCCCTGCTTGATGTAAAGGAGTTGCTTGGGCACAAGTCAATCCAAGTCACCATGAGGTATGCCCACCTCGCACCAAAGAATCTCTCAGACGCCATTATCAAATTGGAGGAGAAGCGTCTGGAAGCAACAACAACAACAACAAACTAGGAACACAGAACAGCATGACAACACTCAAACTAATCGCTGCTTTAATTGCAGTGGAATCTAGTGGCAATGACAAGGCCATTGGCGATAACGGAAAGTCTCACGGCTGCTTGCAGATCAGTGAGAAAGCAATGATCGACATCAATCAAGAACGCAGGAAGAAGGGACTTAGTGAGTTTAAGTTTCCGGATGATTGCTATGACCGCGAAAAGTCTAAGATCATGTTCCATATTTACATGGATCGGTATTGGACTGAGAAGAGAATCCAGAATCTAGAAGGGCGTGGCCGTACACTAGAGGACGCAGCTCGGATATGGAATGGAGGCCCGTATGGTTTTCGGATGAAAGCTACAGAGGCTTATTGGGCTAAAGTCAAAACCGAGATGGAGAAATAGAATGTGGATACTACCAAAAAATATATTAGACACTTGTCACTCTGCACTGGGTACGGAGGAATTGACCTCGGACTCAAAAGAGTTCTCCCAGCTCTCCGAACCTGCGCTTATGTGGAGGTCGAAGCCTTCTGCTGCGCGACTCTGGTTGACCAGATGGAACAGGGAAACCTGGATCCAGCACCTATCTGGACGGACGTTAAAACAGTGCCATTGGAAGCGTTTCCAAAAGGTTTGGAGATTTTAAGTGGCGGGTTTCCGTGTCCTCCTTTTTCACAAGCGGGTAACCGGAATGCCGACGACGACCCAAGACATCTTTTCCCCTATATTAAAAATGCAATTAGAACTATTCAGCCAAGACTCATCTTCCTTGAGAACGTGGAAGGACTCATCTCAAGTAAACTCAAATCCGACAATTGGTCAGACCCCGCAGGGACTCCAGTATTGCTCCATGTCCTTCGAGAGCTGGAGCGAGAAGGTTACGAGTGTGCGTGGGGCGTATTTAGCGCGAGTGAAGAAGGCGCACCGATGCTTAGAAAAAGAGTGTTCATCCTCGGACATCTGGCCGACTCCGACTGCTTTGGAGATTCAGGATCAAGGGACGAATTGGGAATCTCTTGCACGGCTGGACAAGGGCGGGAGAATCCTGCGGAGGATAGCAACGCTTGCCCAGAAGTTAGCCCAGAAGGAGAGCAATTGGCCTTCCCCTCGAGCTTCTTTGGGAATGAACGACTCAGTGGAAGTGACCGAGAAACGGATGAAGAACAAGGGCTACGAGGGAAAGCTGGAACAAGCGGTAGCCAAGAAGAATTGGGCAACGCCGACCAGCCGCGACCACAAGGACACAGGGGAAAACACGGACTACGAGAAGGTAGCCAAGAAGGTGAAGCTCACGGGTCAAGTGATGATGGAGGAGAAGTGGGCCAGTCCCACGGTGAACGGGAACTACAACCGGAAGGGAGCCAGCGAACACTCGGGGGACGGGATAGCAACTCAAGTCTCCAATGTGGAGAACTGGCCGACACCAACAGCAGCCGAGGGTTCAAAGATTGGATCACAGCCGAACTACGGCCAAGTGGGGTTGAGCAACCATCCAGCTATCGTTGGCCAGCCCGACCGGGACAAGCTCAAAAAGGATGGGAAGAACCCAGAGTCACCTCAGGGAGAAAAGCCCAAAAAGAACAACAAGCAGCTCAATCCGAATTGGGTGGAGCAACTGATGGGCCTTCCGAAAGTGGGGTGGACACAGCTATCGACACGGTGGAGAACCGCCTTGACCGATTGAGGATGCTGGGTAATGGATGCGTCCCATCCACGGTGGCTAGAGCCTTTACCGTGCTTTGGGAAGAGCTAAACCAAAGGAGCTTAGGGGAGAACAATGATACAGCAAGCAACACTCGACGTTCAGATGGTCGAAAGGGCTGTCCTTAAAGATAAGCATTTAAGGCAGCTTGGGATTAGAAAAGGGACAGAGACTTGGAATGGAGGAGTTAAGAAACTTTTAACTAACTCCATTGATGAAGTTGCCTCAGGCATTAGGGAATGGATTGATGAGGCATACTCTAGGCCTGGAGTTCGGCACACTTCCGTCAAGTTTCTTGAGCAGCTCAATAGTCATGTAGCTGCTGCCCTAGCTAACCGAGTAATTCTAGACGCCGTTACCCGAGAGAGAACGATAAGTTCTGTTGCCTCCAAGATTGGAAAAACTTTGGAGGATGAGGCTCGGTTTACTTCGATCAAAAAGGAACATCCACGCTTTTTTAGCGCAATGGATGCCTACATGAAACGCGAGAAACGAGGCCAAGAGTTCCGGATAAATCAGCAAAAAAAGGCAATGCGTATAAAGGACAGCTATTGTAGTTGGACAGCTACAGAGCGTGTTCACGTTGGGTTGGTCTGCTTAGAGATTTTCAAGAGTCGCACTGGGCTTATTGAATTCACCAAAAGATATTTAAAAGCTAAACGCGCTTTGACTTATGTAATTCCTTCTGATGATTGCATGAGGTGGATTGAGGATTACCACAAAAACACCGAAGCACTTAACCCGGTGTATATGCCTATGGTTGTCCCTCCAAATCTGTGGGTAGACGGAGAGCCTACCTCTGGAGGATACCAAGCCTCTTTCCAGAGGCCCGTAGCTATCGTCAAAACATTCAATACGGAATTTATTAAAGAGCTTGAGGGCTTCTCAATGCCTGAGGTCTACAGCTCCGTTAATAAACTACAAGCCGTGCCTTGGAGGATTAACGACAGGCTTTTTCAAGTAATGAAAGAGTTCTGGGACAACGGCCTTGAGGAGACAGGAGGTCTCCCGTTAAGCAAAGTTAAAGAGCTTCCCAGAAAGCCTGAGGACATCTCAACTAATCGAGAGGCCATGAAAGCCTACTGCCAAGAGGCCACGGCAGTCTATACATCAAACGTCAGAACGAAGATGCACCGCATTTCTATGGTGAAGATTCTGAGTTTGAGTCAGCAGTTTCTTGGCCAGGATCTTTACTTTCCGGTGCAATGCGACTTTCGAGGAAGAGCCTACTACATCCCACCTTTCTTGAACCCTCAAGGCAGCGGGTACGCTCGAGCTTTGCTAGACTTTGCTGAAGCCAAGCCTTTGGGAGAGAACGGAGCAAACTGGCTACGGGTTCATATCGCTAACTGCTTTGGCGAGGACAAGGTTTCTTTTGAAGCACGACAGGCTTGGGTGGAGATGCACCGAGAGCAAATCATGGCTTGTGCCGGAGACCCCTTCACTCACCGCTGGTGGCTAGAAGCCGATGAGCCGTGGATGTTCCTCCGGGCTTGTATCGAATATCAATCGTACAGTCATAACCCCAAAGAGTTCAAAAGCAACCTACCCATCCTGCTAGATGCCAGCTCCAATGGCCTACAGATTCTCTCACTGCTGAAACGGGATGCCAAGGGAGCCGAGGCTACAAACTGCTGTGAGAGCGGAGAGCCTAAGGACATCTACAGTAGGGTGGCCGATGAGCTGGTATGTATCCTCAAGAACAGGCCCGAACCTCAGGCCAAGCAGTGGCTAGACTTTGGCATTGAGAGATGCCTTGTAAAGAGATGTGTGATGACACTCCCTTACGGGGCTACGCTGTACGGATTTGCAAAACACCTGGAAGAGGCAGGAGCCGAGCAAGCGGCCAAAAGCGGCAAAAATTGGACAAACCTTGGACTTCGTAAATCTACAATGTGGATGGCTCGAAGGGTAAGCCACGCTATCGCCAAGGTAGTTCCAAATGCCGCCGTAACAATGAGCTGGCTAAAAGAAATAGCTAGAGAAGTATCGGAAGAAAACATACCAGTGAGATGGGTTAGCCCGTGTGGGTTTCTTGTGAACCAAAGCTATTTCAACCAAGTAGCCAAAACGATTAAAACAACCATTGCTGGCTCATTCCGGTATGTCGTGCTTAACGAGAGCATTCCAGAAGAAATCAACACTAGACGGCAAATTCAGGCGATTGCTCCCAACTTTGTCCATTCACTAGACGCAGCGGTGATGCACAAGGTGGTCAACAAATGTCCATTCCCCCTTGTTACTATTCACGATTGTTATGGAACCCACGCTGGGAACATTGATGAGCTTTTGCGGCAGACTAAGGAAGCCTTTGTAGAAGTGTTTACCCCCTGCCAGCTAACCCAATTTCAAGAGCAACTTGGTGGCCTGTTGCCATCCGGTAAGTTATTGAAAACTAATACAGAATCAGTGGATTTTGGTGATTTTGAAATTGCCAAGATTCGTAACGCGAGTTACCTTTTTGGCTAATTCGCAAGGAGTAGAACCGAGGGCACAGAGGGACTGTCTCTTTCTTTGTCCTCACATCATTGAGGAAACTATGAGTAAACGAATAAAGAAACCAAGAATAGCGATGCCTATTTCGCCTATTGGCACGGCGAGTTTTCCGAAACTGACCAAACCTGACTTCAAATACAAAGCTATTGAAGGGGAGTTTAAGGTTAACCTAATTCTTACGCCTGAGGACGCCGCCGATTACAGGCAACTTTACGATGAAAAGGTGAAAGAACTGTACAAGTGGCAGTGCGAAGCTGAGGGAAAACAGAAACTAAAAATATCTCCATATCCTCGGTTTATACCCGAAGTAGACAAAGACGATAAGGAGACCGGGAACATCGCTGTCTTGTATAAAATGAAACATAAGTTTTTAGACAAGGAGGGCAATGTTGCTTTTGAAAAGCGACCTGTAATTTTTGACAGATATGGAAACGTCAAAACTGATAAGGACTACGAAGTTGGTTATGGGGCTAAAATCCAAGTAAAAGGCGTCATGGTTCCATATTACTCTGCTATTGGCTTTGGAATTACATTTGAGCCTGAGGCGGTGATGGTTCGTGAGGAGGGAAGCAGCGGGTTTAACGTATCCGATGCGACATCCTACGGCTTTACCGTGGATGAAGAGGAAAAGGTGAACGGAGGCGAGAGCTTACCAGACGCAGCCTTTGGAACCCCACTGGAGGAAGAGGAACCAGCTCACCCTCGTGACTTCTAAAAACCCAACCTACCGCTCTAAGTTCGAGCGGCAAATCGCATCCCAGTTGTCAAAGGCTGGGGTGCGGTTTGAATACGAAACTATCAAGCTAGGGTACGTTCGCCAATGCAACTACACGCCAGACTTTATTCTTCCAAACGGAGTTATCATAGAAGCCAAGGGTTTCTTCAAGGCATCCGACAGGACAAAGATGCTGGCAGTGCGAGAAGCAAACCCATTACTAGACATCCGGTTTATCTTCCAGAACGCCAAGGTAAAGCTGAGTCGAAACAGCAGGACAAGCTACAGCCAATGGGCGGAGAGGCACGGATTTAAATGGGCACAGGGGAACGTACCGGGGGAGTGGATTGCATGAGTGAAGAATCATCAGAGTTTATTGGCCACGAGCCGTGTCCTTACTGCGGGAGTAGTGATGCTATGGCACGGTACAGCGATGGACATGGTTGGTGCTATAGCTGTCATCAATACGAACACACGGACGGAGCGGCTGCTCCAAAAACAACACACAACGTAGTTAAAATGCAGACATTTATATCGGGGGAGATTGAAGATTTACCCAAGCGAAAGCTGAACAAGGATACCTGCTCGAAGTGGGATTACAGATTAGGGAGCTACAACGGGAAACCTGTACAGATAGCAACCTATAAAGATAACGAAGGGGCCATCATTGCTCAGAAGCTCCGGTTCTCTAACAAGGACTTTATGATCCTTGGAGACGCCTCGAACATGGGCCTGTTTGGTCAGCACCTATGGGCCGATGGAGGTAAGATGCTGGTGGTCACGGAAGGCGAGATTGATGCTATGTCGGTCAGCCAGACCCAGCAGCTCAAGTGGCCTGTGGTTAGCGTCCCGAACGGCGCACCAGCAGCGGCAAAGGCCATCGCAAAGAACATTAGCTACATTGAGAAGTTCGAGACGGTGGTTTTCATGTTCGATCAAGACGAACACGGACGGGCAGCGGCCAAGCAATGTGCTGCCCTCCTTAGTCCCGGCAAGGCCAAGATAGCTTCCCTTCCTCTGAAGGATGCCAATGAGATGCTGGTAGCTAACCGCAGCTCTGAGCTTGTAAAGGCAATGTGGGATGCCAAGGAGTACCGACCTGACGGAATCGTAGGTGGCTCTGACTTGTGGGAATACATTACTGAGGTGGATGTAGCTGAGGCTGTTCCCTATCCCTTCGAGGGAGTCACCGAGATGACCCACGGCTTACGCCAAGGTGAGCTTGTGACGATCACCGCAGGGTCAGGCATAGGTAAGAGCCAGTTCTGCCGAGAGCTGTGCCACTGGCTAATGACCCAAGGCCAGACCGTTGGCTACATCGCACTAGAGGAGAGCGTCCGCCGCACCGCATTGGGGATTGTCGGCATTGAGTTATCTAAACCTATCCACCTTGGCAAAGAAGAGGTGCAAGAGGATGAACTAAAAGGAGCTTTTGAGCGTTCAGTCGGAACTGGACGGTTCTACACCTACGACCACTTTGGATCGGTGGACTCGGATAATCTACTTAATCGCATTCGTTATATGGTCAGGGGATGCGGTTGCCAGTGGATATTCTTAGACCACCTTTCCATCGTG